TGAATCCCGGTGAGGGATTGTGGGGAATCTCATCGAATACCAACTCGGTCAGCGTGATGATTCAGAAGATGGCATAGCGGATGCCTTACTTCATTAGTGATCAGCAGGACGATTGTAACGGGTGGGCGACTGTCAAAGAGGAAGACGGAGCGCTAGTCACAATTGGTTGCCACGTATCGAAGCAAGACGCGGTTGACCAGATGGTTGCCGTGTCGCTTGCGGAAGATATGGAACCCGGCGGCGAGCGCGACTTGAGTGGTCCGCCGGCAATCGTGGTTGATATCGACGATACGTTGATCGCTCTGAATGGTGATCCCATTGAGAATGTCGTAGCCTTCGTGAAGGAATACACGGGCGCGGTGCTGATTGTGACCGCACGCAGGGAAGCTCGACGCGATGAAACAATCGCCCAACTTGACGCTATCGGCGTTGACTATGAGCTGCTTCAGATGCGCGGAGATCGCACACCAGAGGTTGTCTACAAAGCAGCCGTGATCAAGAACCTGTTTGTCAATTACAACGTCGAACTTGCGATCGACAACAACGCCGACGTGCGCGCCGAGTATGCGCGTATTGGCATCACGGTTCTGGCACCCTCCGGCGTTGACCCGCAAGAATTGCCGCAGATGCTATCGCGTGCGTTGCCTGATAACTATCGTCCGGCTCTTGCCGAGGATGTCCCCGATGGGCGCGCATGTGGCAACTGTTATTTCTATGACGAGTCGAACGTGCAGGATGACAAGGCGTGGTGTGAGCGTTGGGATGAGTACGTCAACGGCGCTTACTACTGCAACGCTTGGCAGCCTGACGAGGGCGACGACGCTGATGAGCAAGAGGCCGGGTATCGTGCGGTTGATCTGATGCTCCCTGAGTACGTGATGGAAGCCGCAGCGCGCGGCTTGGAGTATCACGCGGCTGGATTGTCTGGCGATGGTGTTGTTGATCGCACGATCCGCGAAGCGCGTCTGATGGCTGATGGAGAAGTATCCGAAGACAAGGTGATCCGAACGAACGCATGGGCGGCGCGCCACCTAGTCGATCTTGATTCCGAGGATAACCGTGACCCCGACGCTGAGGGATTCCCCGGAGCTGGCGCAGTTGCGTTCTATCTTTGGGGAATCAACCCACTAGATCCGCAGCCAGCAATCGACTGGTTCGCGTTGAGGGCAGAGCAGATCCAAGCAGAAGAGCGTAGCGCGTTTGTCGTTAGCGAACCTCGCGGTGCTACCATTGACGCTATGACTACTGCCGTCGAGACACGTCGAATCACCGTCAATGAGTTTGAGATCCGCGATCTCGGCGAAGGCGACGGAATGGCTTTCACGGGTTACGCTGCTGTCTTCAACTCCGAGTCGGAGCCGCTGCCATTTATTGAGCGCATCGCTCCCGGCGCGTTTGCAAATTCGCTCTCTTCGCGTAACGAGATCAAGATGTTCGTGAATCACGACACGACGCGCGTGCTGGCGTCGAAGCGTGCCGGTACGTTGCGACTCTCTGAGGATTCTCACGGCTTGCGGGTCGAGGCCGACTTGCCGCCGACGACGGACGGCAAGGATCTTGCAATTTTGATGAAGCGGGGCGATGTCGATTCCATGAGTTTTGGATTTAGCGTTCCGAGCGGTGGCGATACTTGGTCGCCGGACGGCGCGACGCGCGAACTGCGCGAAGTCCGTTTGCATGAGGTGTCTATCGTCACGGCTTTCCCGGCATACACGGCAACGAGTGCCGGCGTTCGCAGCCTTGACAATCTTGCTGCCGCTACTGGCGCCGACGCTTCGCAGCTTGACGCTGCGATCACGAAGCTTGAGGCCGGCGAGATGCTCGACGAAGACGCAGCAATGCTGATCGAGTCCGTCGTGCAGAAGCTCCGCGCCGATACGACCATCGGTGCCGAGGCCAAGGCGTCGCTAGACATGAAGCGCAAGCAGCTTGACCTTTTGTTCTCGCGCGTCTAGACGTACTTTCGCCCTGTTACCATTGGGGTTGTCTGATCTGCGGAGCCGCGGCAGGCGCACCCGGTGCGGAGCCGCGCGGGACATCCGTTAGACCAAACTTTTGATTCTTGAAAGGATCACCCCGCATGTCTGATTACTTGAAGCGCCAGAACGAACTGCGCCTGAACGCATGGGAAGAGGCCAAGCACCTGCTCGACGCAGCTGCCGCCGAGTCCCGTGACCTTACCGCTGAAGAGTCGGTCATCTACGACCGCATCTCCGAGGACATGGACAAGCGCGCACAGGTCATCGAGCAGATCACCAAGGACGAAGAGCGCGCATTGCGTCTTGACGTTGCTGCCGCTAGCGTCCGCACGGACGAGGCCGCACCTGCTGATGATGACGACGCCGAGGCTATTCGTAGCCTAGCTCGTGGAGAGGTTCGCTCGCTCGAGTTTGAGAAGCGCGACGTTCTCAAGACGAACACCGGGGCGCCAGTCCCAACTTCGTTCTACAACGAGATCATCCTGAAGGCTCGTCTCGTTGGTCCGATGCTCTCGACTTCGACAGTCATCACGACTGCCGGCGGCGAGAACCTCCAGATCCCTCGCGTCAACACCTACTCGGCTGCAACGATTGCTGCCGAAGCTGGGGCCATTGGCGAGAGCGATCCGGCTTTCTCGGCATTCATCACGATGGGTGCTTGGAAGTATTCGTTCCTCACGCAGGTTTCGCGCGAGATGATCGAAGACTCCGGCGTTGACATCCTCGGCTTTTTGGCCGACCAAGTGGGCCAAGGAATTGGCTTCAACGTCAACAACGCTCTGACTGTTGGTACAGGCACGACGCAGCCGAATGGCATCGTCACCGCTTCGACCCTCGGCGTTACGGGTGGCACGGGTACCTCCGGTGCCTTCACCGCCGACAACCTGATCGATCTGGCCTACTCGGTTGACGGCGCTGCGCGCATGTTGCCGGGTGCTGGCTACATGATGAACGGTGCCTCCATCGGTGCTGTCCGGAAACTCAAAGATACTGCGGGCAATTTTGTATTTTCGCCTTCGCTTGCTGTCGGCGTTCCTGACACCCTGCTTGGCTTCCCGCTCGTCGAGAACCCGGCAGTTGCTAGTGCCGGAACCGGCGTCAAGAGCGTCATCTTCGGTCATCTCCCCAGCTACATGGTGAGGCAGGTCGGCGGTATTCGTGTCGATAGCTCGACTGATTTCGCGTTCTCGACTGATCTGGTCACGCTGCGCTGCATCCTCCGGGTTGACGGTCAGCTGCCACAGGCAACTCACATCAATCACTTCATCGGTGGCGCATCCTAACCGATAGGTAGAATGGTGGCTACCCGGCAGATCGTTGTCGGGTAGCCACTATTTTTTTTGATCGGGGGAGCATGTCGAATCGCGCGACGCGACGCCAACAGGCGAAGCACACGAAGCAAGTAGCACCATCGCAAGCCGATGGCGTGACGCGGCAGCGAATACTTTTCAGCTCAAACGCGCCTTTCGCCGCGACGGGCTATGGCGTGCAGACCGCACAGGTTGTCGAGCGTCTAACGCTTGACCAGCACGAAGTAGCGATCGCGTGCAACTATGGCTTGCAGGGTGCGGAGACTACGTGGAATGGTGGCGTGAAGCTCTACCCAACAGGTGTGTCCGGTTATAGCGATGACATTCTGAACGCTCACGCGCAGCATTGGGCGCACGGAACAGAGTTGCCTAGCTTAGTCGTGATCTTGTTTGACGTGTGGGCGCTAGAGAATCCCGGCATCAAGCAGATCCCGAAGATTGCAGCATGGGCGCCGATCGATCACCAGCCAGCACCACCGAAGGTGCTGCAATGGTTGAAGCGTCCGAACGTCAAGCCGATCGCAATGAGTCGATTCGCCGAGCGGATGATGGCTGACGATGGCATCGAGTCGATCTACGTGCCGCACGCGGTCGAGTCGATCTTCAAGCCAACCCCATCTTTCGCGGATGCCGACGGAACACAGGTCACGGGCCATCAGCTCATGGGCGTCGAACCTGACCGTTTCGTGGTGATGATGAACTCTGCCAATAAAGGCAGAACGCCAGTACGCAAATGCTTCGGCGAGAACCTCTTGGCGTTCTCGATCTTCGCCAAGAACCATCCCGACGCGATTCTTTACCTGCATACCGAAGCGTCTGCAATCGCCACGGGCGTAGACTTGCGCGCTCTGATCCGCGGCTGCGGTATTCCTGAGAATCAGGTCTGCTTCGTCGATCAGTATCTCTATCGCATGAACCTGCCGCAGCAGGCGCTAGCGTCGCTCTACACGGCCGCCGACGTGCTGTTGGCAACATCGGCCGGCGAAGGCTTCGGTGTCCCTGTAGTCGAAGCGCAGGCGTGCGGTACGCGCGTGATCGTGAGTGACTGGACAGCACAGAGTGAACTTTGTGGCGATGGTTGGGCGGTTGAGGTCCAGCCGCTCTGGGATCCTTATCAAGACGCATGGTTCGCAACGCCGATGATCCCGCGCATTGTCGACTCGCTCGAGGCGGCGTACGCGGCCGAGCGCGGGACAAGCCAACAGGCAGTCGACTTCGCGGCTGACTACGATGCGGATGTTGTATATGCAAAGTATTGGCGTCCCGCGCTCGAGCAGCTTGCCGCGTGGGATCCAAGCACGACATGAGCGGACTAGCGACGGTCATCATCCCCGTCTTGAATCGCTATGACCTGCTCGAGCGTGCGATAGGTAGCCTCGGCAAAGTCGATCGACTTGTCATCATTGACAATGGCGACAACCTCGGAGATGAGGATCTGCGATTCTGGCAGACGGATGGGCAATTGGAAGGCATCGGAAAGACGTATCTGCTGACGATGCCATCCAACCTAGGTGTTGCAACGAGTTGGAATATAGGCATCAAGGCAACACCAGAATCGGACGGATGGTTGCTGCTGAACTCGGACGCGTACTTCGCGGGTGGCGCGTTCTCGGTGTTCGCCGGCGAGACCGACGGCGTAGACGTTCTGCAAGCGGGACGGCCACCGTGGTGCTGTACGTGGATCAGTAGTCGCGCGATCTCTGAGGTTGGCTTGTTCTGTGAGCGATTCTATCCAGCCTATTGCGAAGATATGGATTGGCAGCGACGCGCACAGGTCTGCGGGATCGGCTTCGCGGGGTCGTCGGCTCACGTTCAGCACGACAACTCCAGCACGATCGAAGCATCGCCGGATCTGAAGGCGCACAATGCGCGAACGCACGCAGCCAACGCGGGATACTTTGAGGAACGCTGGGATGGTCTTGCGGATAACCAGCTGCCGGCGGATGCTGACTGGCGGTTATCGACTAGGCTGGCGAACGCTTGGCATAATAATGGTGGCAGGGGCGAGTGACCACTTTGCTCAATATCGAAGCGATCCTCGGACGGCCAGAGCATCCACCAGAGATAGAGACGCCGCTGCATGAGTTGCAAAGGCACCGCGTGCTTGTCACCGGGGCGGATGGGAGCATCGGATCAGCTATCACCATGCTGCTGAATGATTGCGGTGTGTCTACGATCGGAACAGACATCGGCGATTGTGACGTGACGAACCGCACGATGCTCGCCGATGTGATGGCGCTCGTCAAGCCTACGCTGGTATTTCACCTTGCGGGTGCCAAGCACGCGCCAGACGGAGAGATAGACCCGCTTGACGCGGCGACCATAAACATTACTGGCACCGCGAATGTAGTCCGCTCGACCAGCGCACGCGTAGTCACCGCCAGCACATGCAAGTCGTGCGACCCGGAGACCGCTTATGGGGCAACTAAGCTGGTGGCTGAGCGCATCACGCTCAACGCTGGCGGCAGCGTGGCACGCTTTTACAACGTACCCGAATCGTCCGGCAACGTGTTTGAGATATGGAAGTCCTTCCCAGATACCGACGCAATCCCGGTCACCATATGCGAGCGCTACTTTGTTTCGCTCAACGAGGCTCTAGCGCTCCTGCTCTGGGCTGCGGTGCTGCTTCCGGGGAGATATGCGGTCGCACCGGGACCGCCGCGAGATATGATCTCGGTTGCATCCGCGCTCTATCCCGATCGCGTACAGGTGCGTATGCCTCGGCGCCGGGGTGATCGAATGGATGAGCCTCTGCACGCTGCCAGCGAGACTCTACATACGACCATCGTTCCCAATATCGTCCGCATTGAATCACCCCATGATCCGGGGGCGGCATGACTCACGACTCCGTGATTATTCGTGGCGACGTGACGATTGGCGAGCGCGTCACAATCGAGCCGTACGCGATCATCACGGGACCATGCACGATCGGCAACGATGTCTTCATCGGGGCGTACGCGATCATTGGCGGTGACGCGCAATTCAGAGGCATCTATCCTAGTCCGACGACGGCTGATGCTCGGCGCTGCGGTGTCATCATCGAAGAACGTGCGTGCATCCGCGAAGCTTCAATTATCCATCATGGCGTCAATGGAGTGACGCGCGTAGGATCTGACGTTCTGCTGATGACCGGCGTGCATGTCGGTCACGATTGTCACGTTGGCGATGGCGCGACGCTTGGCAGTCACTCTGCTCTTGCTGGCTATACGGTCATTGGAAAGAACGCAACCTTCGGGCAGGGTGTCGTGACGCATCCGTGGATCGTTGTTGGCGAGGCGGCAATGGTGGGATTGAACTCCAGCGTTATCCGTGACGTGCAGCCATTTGCGAAGGTGGCGGGATCTCCGGCGCGTCTGCTTGGATCGAATACGCACCGCGATAGTAGTCTGCCGGCGACGTACGATTTTGACGCGCTCGGATCGAACGTGGTTGCTGGTTGGAACGACTTGCTGGGTCAGCGTTCCGGTCTGAAGGTGCTGGCGTCGCAAACATGAGTCGCATCGCAGTCGTGACCGCGAGCCTTCCAAGTCGCGTCGAGTTTCGCGCTGAGTGCGTCGCCTCGGTCATGGCGCAAACACTCCAGCCCGTCGCGCACCTTATTCATCTGGACTATCAGCGAAGCGGACCAGCTGCCTGCCTGAACGCGATGCTACCCGCTGCCGTCGAGACTGGGGCGGACTGGATAGCGCAGATCGCAGATGATGATCTTATGTACCCTCGGCACCTAGAGTTGCTGGCCGGAGAGACTGAAGCTGACATTGTGTATTCATACTGCGATGTCATCGGACGCGGCAACTGGAATCCCTCGGCACCATTTGACGCGGAAAGATTACGCGTCGGGAACTACATCCCGGCAACGACCCTGATCCGCACGGAACTGTGTGTTGATCTTGGCTGGCGCACGGATGCGGCCTATGGCTTTGAGGATTGGGACTTTTGGATTCGTGCGCTAGACGCCGGCGCTCGCTTCGTGTGCGTTCCCTTCGTGACGTGGCAGTACCGCTTTCACGGCGATAACCTGTCTGCGGCGGGGTAGAATACACTCATGGCCGTTGTCAATGGATATTGCACGCTTGCTCAAGTCAAAGCCGCTCTGCGGATTACTGACAACACCGATGATACGCTGATTGAAGGATCTGTTGAGGCCGCATCGCGTCTGATTGACGGATACACGCTCCGCAATTTCTACCAGTCGGGAACCGTGTCGCGCCTATTTACCGCGCCAGATCCCCTCTATTGTCCGATCGATGATCTTGCCGGAACCGCAGTCACGATTCAGACATCGACGCAGGCAAACGGTACGTTTGACGTTACTTTCGACCCGATTGACTATCAGCTCGAGCCGCTCAACGGCAATCTTGACGGCATCGCATGGCCGTACGATCGCATTCGCGCTGTTCGTAATTATGCCTTCCCTATGGTCTCGGCAAACTTTGGTGAGCAAGCGCTAGTCAAGGTGACGGGAGTGTTCGGCTGGCCGGCGGTACCAAAGGCAATTGAGCAGGCGACGATCTTGCAGGCTGCTCGCCATTTCAAGCGTTACGATTCTCCGCTCGGTGTCGCCGGCTTCGGTGACTTCGGTGTGGTGCGCGTCAGTCGGTTCCTAGATGCTGACGTGCAGATGCTTGTTGAGCCATATAAAAAGATGAGGCTGTTCCGTTGACCGCGACGGTAGGGCAAGTCAAGACGGCGCTAGCTACTGCTGCCGCGACGATTACGGGACTACGCACGTACGATCGGCAGCCGGACAATCTGAACGCACCATTTGCTTTCCCTTCGCTTCAGTCGGTCGATTATCACGGAGCTATGGGCGCCGGGTCGATCCTTCAGACGTATACGCTGACTGTCGTCGTCGGTCGCGCGTCAGAGCGCGCAGCAGAAGACCTGCTCGATACTTATCTATCTTACGGGTCTGGTGGCATTCGTGCCGCTATTGAATCTGACACCAGTCTTGGGGGAGTCGTGCAGACCTGCATCGTTGAATCGGCCGGCACGATCGGCACCATTGACGGCAATGACACGCTGTATTTGATGGTTGAGTTTCGCGTACTCGTCTACACATAAGGAGTTTGACGATGGCAAAGTTTATCGTGGCACCCGGCTTTGTTGTTGGGGGCAAGACTGAGGGACAAGAGGTCAAGACGTCCGATGTGGATCGTTTGGACATCATGATTGAATCAGGGCGCGTGGTTGTCAAAGCCGCAGAATCGTCGTCTACAATGAAGACACAACCCGACGTGTCCGGCTCCGAGGAGGAGTAAAACCATATGGCCAAGCTCGTTCTCACCAACTCGAACATCACCATCGGTGGCACGGACGTGTCGGCGAATGTCGCCAGCGTTCAGATTGAAACTTCCGTTGACGAGGTTGAAACGACTGCATTCGGTCCGGGCAACGGCAAGACGCGCGTCGGTGGCCTGCTCGATACCACGATCTCGCTCGACATGCACAACGACTACAGCGCCATCGAGGGTCTCGTCTACCCGCTGATTGGCAGCACGACGACCGTTGTTGTCAAGCCGAACGGTACGGCAGTCTCGACCACGAACCCGAGCTACACGGCTACCGTCCTCGTTACTGGCTGGAGTCCGGTCAATGGTGCCGTCGGAGAGCTGAACACAGTATCGATCTCATGGCCCGTTTCGGGAACTGTCACAAAAGCAGTTGCTTAGTCTGACCGCGTAATCTCTACGCCCGGGGAGGGCTGGCATGGAACTACAATTCAAGATCAAAGAAACAGGCAAGGACAGCGTGATTGTCCGCGCCGCGTTGGTCGATATCGTCGCATGGGAGGATCGCTTTGAGCGACCATCTTCGACAATGGGTGGCGATTCGATCTTCGCGCGCGACTTCGTTTGGCTAGCTTGGCATTCGCAGAAGCGCACGGGTGCAACCAATCTTGACTTCATGGATTGGGTCGCCACGCTTGACGAGATCGAGGGCGCCGAAGAAACGACGCTTGTCCCTTTGGAGAGTCCAGCAGTCATTGGCTCATCGCCAGTCTCGCAGTAGAAACGGGCATCGCGCCTAGCGTGCTGATGCTCGAGTCTGAGCGCATGATCTGGACAATGCTGGGATATATTCGCTGGCGAAGCGTTCACGCGAACCGGTAGACTGACTCTATGGCTACGCAGCAAATACGTGGCTTAGATGACGCGCTGAAGACTCTTCAGAAGATGGATCCGGTTCTTCGCCGCGAAGCTGTCAAACGCTTGAAGGGCGACGTGCAGCCGATCGTGTCGGCTATCAAGGCGGGGATACCACAGGCTCCATTGTCTAACTGGGTCGCGCCTAAGCAGTCGAGCGCTCGGCGCGGGACTGTTTCTGCGGGTCGCAGCGGAGCGGCCGGGACACCCTACTGGCAGGCTGGCAAAGCGAAGAGTGGCGTCCGCGCGAGCGTAAAGAAGCAGAGCGCTCGCCAGATGAAAGGCAAAGCAATATTGGTGAGCGTACGCCAGTCGAATGGTGCCGGCGAAGTATTCGACATGGCCGGCAAAAAGACCAATAGCGTCTTTACCCGTAACCTGACTGCTAAGTGGGGCGGACCATCGCGTTTGATGTGGCCGACTGCCGAGAGGCACAAGCCGGCGGTTGTCGCGTCGATCAATAAGAGTGTCGTGAATATGTCCGACATCATCAATGAAGAGCTGCGGCTTCGCGGCTATTCGCGTTCTGCTCCGCGTGCGTCTGGTCATTTCCGCTAGGTATAGGCAGGTAGAATAGACTCATGGCTATTGTAATTCCGATTGGCGTTGATACCTCCGGTCTATCGCGCGGACTCTCGCAAGGCACTAGCGGACTCCGCAAGTTTGGCAAGATGGCTGCCATTGTCGGCGGCGCAGCTGCGCTAGGTGGACTTGTTGCCACGCTGAAGATCGGCGTCGATGAGTTCATGGGCGCGCAGAAGGTGTTGGCGCAGACGGGTGCGGTGCTGAAGTCAACGGGCGGCGCGGCGAATGTGACGAGTAAGCAGATCACCGACATGTCAACGAGTCTCATGAAGTTGACTGGAATCGATGACGAGGCGATCCAATCCGGCCAGAACTTATTGTTGACGTTCACCAAAATTCGCAACGAGACTGGTGCCGGCAATAAGATCTTTGATCAAGCTACGCTGGCCATGACGAACCTATCTGTTGCGATGGGTAAGGATATGAACTCGTCAGCGATCCTCGTTGGCAAGGCGCTCAACGATCCCATCAAGGGTGTCGGCGCTCTATCGAAAGCCGGCGTGCAGTTTACGGCATCGCAGAAAGATACGATCAAGTCTCTCGTTGATTCTGGCAATGTCATGGGCGCACAGAAGATGATCTTGAAGGAGCTGGAGACACAGTTTGGCGGGAGCGCGAAAGCCGCCGGCCAGACGTTGCCGGGTCAACTCAACATTCTCAAGGAAACTTTCCGCAACCTGTCTGCTGATCTAATTACGACATTCATCCCGTATGTCTTTCGCGCTACGCAATCCCTCTTGACCTTTGTGCGTGGCTTCGCCAAGCAGCCAACACTCACGGCCAAGGTTGACTTTGTTGTTGGGGCATTTCAGAGTCTTTTCTGGAATGGTGTTTCGACGATCTCGGACTGGTGGCAGAAGCGCAAGGTTACGTTTGAGGATAATCCTGCGAACCGTCTGAAGGTGACGATCACGCCATCGGGCGAAGAGCAGCTGAACACACTCTTTGAGGATCTAAAAAAGAAGCTTGACAAGAAGGCCGACACACTCGGCAAGGCGCTAGGTAAGAAACTTGTCAAG